TGTTATTTCAACTGTTATTTCAACTGTTATTTCAACTGTTATTTCAATTTTGGCACCCCTATCCAGAATCGAACTGGATTCTATAGCGTGAAAGGCTATCGATCTAACCAGTAATCTATAGGGGCTCTACTTACTTACGTTTCTTTTTAGAAATATTTATTGCAATCGCTATGGCTTGTTTAGGATTTTTCACAAGCTTGCCGCGTTTGCTTCCCATATGCAATTTGTCTTCTTTAAACTCACGCATTACTTTAGAAATCTTTTTTTTAACTATCTTTTTTTTAGATATCTTTTTAATAAGTTTTCCATCTTGTTTGGCTTCACGCTCAAACATAGCTTTATCACCTAAAAGATGTTTCAATATATTTTTCATGTCTTAACCTTTTACTTCATCATTAGGCATAATCAATTTTTCAGCAAATCTGCTAGCATTGAAAACTTCATGAATATATTCTTCTGGTAAGTTACTAATAGCCATATGATTTTCATTGATCATTTTACTATCTGCAATTTCTTGAGCACGTGGATTTATAGCACTATAAAATGCTTTTTGCATACTTGAAGAAGATTTGTGTTTCATATTCTTTCCTTTTTAATTAGGGAGGACTAGCCTCCCCTCATCATTTTTGTCTATCAATATTTTGATAATCAATAATTTTATCTTCGCGGGACAAATTAGTTTTAACCTTTTGTGCGCGAGGTTTTTTCCCTGTTGGGTTTCCTAAAATATCATAAGCAATCTTAGTTGCTTTGCTATTTTGTCTAGGTGCTTGCGCCATAATTAGTCCCTGATTGATTGATTAATATTGAGAAGGAAAAGAACCTTTTTTTCTTTTTCCGCCCATAACATCACCACGAATTTGTGTATCAATTCCTTTGATATTATCGTTTAAATCATAAGAATCATAAGAACATTTAGGATATTCTTTCATGATAACTTGCTGTGGAAGGTTAGCGATTGCGCTTCTATCTTCACTTATCATACCTGCGTCGCTTGATTCCATCTTGTTGCGTGAACTTTGATTAGAATAAAGATCGTCGTTGTTATAATATTTTTTTGCCATTTGTGAAACTCCTAAGAAACGATGGGTTTTTCCATCAGGTTGTTTCCTCTATCTTCAGAGGTTTGTACTATATTAGCTTGTTCATTATCTTTTAAAACTTTTTGTAACTGAAGAAGTTTTTCGATATGTTTAATATCCATACCCTCAAGTTCTTTGATTGCTCTAGTAAAGTTTAATAATGCTTGCTGGTCATCTTTAGACGCTTCAGCCATACGCTCTATAGCTATTGCCTTATTATCTTCAATGCGTGAAATTCTTTCAGCTCCAAGCTGTAAATTGGCTTGTGCTTGAGCGTCGGCTAATCTTACTTGAGACTGTTGTAAATCGGTTGAGTTTTTTAATTGTAAGTTTTGTAGCTCGATAGATTTTTCTTGTTGCTTAATAGTATTTTCTATTATTTTGTTTTTGTTTTGTATTGTTGAAGCTTCTAATAAATCTAAATCGCTAATCATTACCCCAGCTTGTTTCAACTGCAACATTTGAGAGAATTGCATTTGTCTTTGTGTAGTAGTATTTAAACCATCTTCAACAGCAATGTCATAGTTACCAAAATTTTTATTATAAAACTCTTGTGTCGGTTCTTCTTCGATGATTCTTTTAACTTTTCCGGGTGTGTAATTCAGCTGCATTAAATCAATCATTATTCTACCAAGATGTTTTTGACTAGCATCAAGTTGATCAAATAAGTTTTGCAATGTCGTAAGCCCAGCGCCTTGCCTTAAAGCTGAAAGTATACCGGCCTTGTCGTCTATAGCTGAACCTAATAACTCTTCGTTTACGCCTGATATTTCTTGTATCTCACGGGCTAAAGATTCTGAAAGCTGAATCATAGAAGGCGGTACCTGTGGCGCTTCTATTCTTTGTACGTCAGTCATCTGTGCGGTAGTTTTTAAAGCTAAGCCTCTACCTTGACCAGTTAAATACACATCAGCAGGATTAACTAAAGCATCTTCTTTATAAATCCAACCAGAATTTATTTGGCTTTCTAGAATGTCTAATTCAGCTATTTTTCTTCTGTTGTAAAGATATTGAGCATCTCTTAAACCACGTACAACGCCTTGAATTCTATACGGGAAGTAGGGCAACTGTGGATTATAATAACCAAGCACAGGAACAAAAGGATAATAGTCTGAACCAGTAGGGTTATAATCGTTGAAAAATACTTTACCTTGAACTACAATAGCAAGCTTAACAGAGGGAACTTCTTGTTCTATAACTGTAACACTTGGATAGGTTTGTAAGAACAATTTAAGTTTATCTTCTTCTAAAGATTTCCATTCAAACGTTTCACCTGTTTCTGTATCGACTAATAGTTTTTGCTTTCTAAAGTCTCTGTAATAAAATTGATCATAAGTTAATAGGTTCTTCATGCTATAGTTATAAGACTCTGGCATAAACTGAAACTTAGCATCACGACCACCACCATAAGGGTTACCAACCATACCGGTAATCTCATCGGCATGATCTGGCAATAAAGATAAAACTTCTCTTTTAGTTAAATAAGCTCTTTTCCAAATGCCGTTGCAATCACTTAGGTCTTGCTTTTTCCAAAATGGGTCAATTAAGAACTCATTATAGCTGCAATTGTCTACCTTAATGTTTCCAGAGATTGGGTCTTTTCTATAATCAACATAGACATGTAATAAATTCATGCCTGTAATGGTAGCCCCTTCAAAAGCTTCTGAAATTGTTTCAAGAATATTTTCTTGCCTAGAATTCCACATTAATACTTTAGTTATCTGGTCGGCTGTCTCGTTGTCTGAATTTTCAACAGGTGTGGCTATAATAGACTTACGATTTCGCCTTTGATGACCAGAAATCATATTAACTACGCGCCTAATCCTGTTAAAATTAAACATTTTTTTTCTATTGGCTGGTAAGTTTCCGTAAAGTTCGGTGTATAAAGTTTGGTCTCCACTATAGAAACGCAAATCAGTATCAGCCTCACCCCAAAAAGATTGATTAATAGTAATACTTTCTGCGTAAAAAGCTTCCATACGTTTTAATATGTCTTTGTCGTTTTCATTGTAATACTCAGGTGACAATTGAGGGAATAACATAAAGTGAATCTCCAGTTATAAACTTTTTTTTTATAATATATTTCATTCGTAGTTTATTACAAAAATGTATTGACATTTATGTTTTTATGATACATAATGAGTATATAAGTTACAAAACAAAACAAAGAGTAATAAATGGCAACAGTAAAACCAAGAGAAGTTAAATACGAGTATCATAAAATCGATAGCGATGGAAAATGTAATAACGATTGTAATGGTACATGTAAACAATTAATAGATCATTATACTTATTCGTTAAAACAAGATATGAAATGGTTCAGCAAAACCCCGAACTCATGTGATCAGTCAATATTACGCATGACAATTAGAGAAGAATTTAAAGAAAACGTATTAAAGTTTCGAGAAATTGAATTTGAATATTTATCAACAGAAGAAGAAGAATAAATTATATGAGTCTTGAATTCTTTGAAGAGCTTAAAAACATATTGGCTAATGGTACAAATTATGAAATAGAATGTGCCACAAAAGCCATATTAGATTTTATGAAACAAAAAATCATCAATACCACTGATTACAAACTAGAATTATTCATAAAAGATTTTTTAAAAACAAAACAAAAAGTTATAAAATGACAACAAAACCAAAAACTAATAAAAAACCAATGGAATTTCTTTGGTTTGATAAAGACAAAGGTTTTATATTTTCAGATGATTCCGGAAGTGAGATTGTTACAGGTTTTGAATGTACTTTTTCGTATAATATTTTTTACGGTGAGATTGGCAATATCATTAACAGCATACAAGAACATTTTGAGCCTAAAAGCGAAACAGAAATAATTGTCTTTTTAAAATTTAATGAAGAAACAAACGAAATAACAGGCAAATACGCAAGTTTACGGTCTTCGCATAATAACAAAAACGTACAATATTTATTTAACAAGATTGAGAATAGGTTTAACGAGTCGATAGATGATTTAAATTGTGGTTATAGTATTGAGTTTTAGTAGATGCAAACAATTAAGAGATGCTTAAACAAAACAAAGAGAGTAAAAACATGGCAAAAGTAAAAAAGAATGAACTAGAATTATTCATAAAAAATTTTTTAAAAACAAAACAAAGAGCAATAATGACAGAACCAATAAACGAATTTGAATTAGTTAAATCTAAAGTAAAAATTGAGCATTTAATAGGTGCATACATTTCTTTTGATAAAATTAATATTACGCAATCTAAATTAGAAGAAACTTATATAGAAGCAGCTTGTCCCTTTGAAGCTTGTAAAGGAAAAAATGGTTTCTTTGTTTTAAAACCTCTTAGTAATATGTTTTATTGCTTTGATTGCCATGCTTGCGGAGATCATATAAGTTTCATTTCAACAATGGAAAAACTAACACCAAAAGACGCATTTAATTTTATAATCACAAAATATAATCTAGATATTCCATACAAAAATTAAAAACTAAAATGACAACGATAAAAGACAACAAAACAAAAGTAGTAAAAGTAAAAAAAGAAGTTAAAGAAGATGATTCAATTCATATAGAATCGCAAAATCTTGATAATATTAGAGTGTTTATTGAGGACGGTTTTTTTTGGGTAATTGGCGAACACTATGGCGAAGAAGTTGTAATTAAGCTTTCACTTAAAAATTTAAAAATTGTTAAAAAAAGAAGTGACGGCGTATTTAATGAAATAGGCAAAAATATTAAATTGTAGTTACAAACTGAAAAACATAACTAAGTGGTGAAGTTCTTTTGCTATTGGTTTCAAAATCCAATAACTCTCAATGTATCAATTAAGTAAATTATAATTGATAAAAAGAACTTCACCACTTAATTTTATTTACAATACTCTAAAATAGTTTCAAAGTCTATCAAAAAA